TCATGGCTTGCGGGTCGTCCGTGCCGATGATCGATTTGACGCCGACGGTGATGTGGCATCCGCACGAGGCGTTCACGTTCGCCCCGATGGCGCGTGCCCACTCGGCGAATTGAATGAGATGTTCGACACCCTCGCTGCCCGACAAGATGGGTGAGACAAATTCACAGGCCAAGCGGCCAAGGCGGGTCATGATGGAACCATCGCGTTCGGCTTTCCAGTGCTGGCCATGATAGGTGGGCGCGTTGAGCAGCATGTTGGTTTGGGCATCCGCGCCCGTGCGCACGGTGGTGCCGACATGATAGGCACCGACAACGACGCCGGAGGTGATGGGAATGGTGGTTTCGAGTTCGACACCGAAGGTGATGGCTTCGGCTTTGGGATCTTGTGCTTTCATTGGTGGATCTAGTTGGGATATGTGGCCGGGTTGGGCAGGAGTGCCCGCGTTCCGACATCATCCTTCCTGCCAGCCAACCGCGTCGTTTGTCGCGCACCATCCGCACGCCAATGCGCACCATATTTTTCACCATTTTTTCCCGTTAGACTCCGTTGGCACACGGATTGAACAGACCATCCACTGCTCTTGAAATGATCGATCACCTTGCACCCTCTGGAATGCAGCGTAATCAGGCGAGAGAGCACACGCTCCCCTGACAAGGTATGGCGATATAGTCAGCCCTCACATGCACCATCCGCATATGTTAGACTACCATTTGACGTTTTTCCACGCCGTTGGCATACGGATTGAGCAAATACTCTTAAAACTTATGCAGCTACTGAGCGCATAAATTACAACGAATTTTGGTATGCATCTTTGTCGATTATGTTAAGGCTGGGAAGTATTTCTTCTAATTGTGAACGATATTTTTCCTTTGAGGTGTAAGTTGCATAATGAGGTATGCAGACAATTTCAAACTCGTCACTGAGATTTCGTTTTGCGATCATCTCGGCGTCTTTTCCGAATACAACCAGTAAAGGATTGACGACATCCAATGTCTCAATCTCCTGCCTGAGCTTCAAAATGTTTTCCTTCTCAAAATCTCTATGACTACGAAGAAAATTCGTCATTTTTCCAGATGACTTTTCTTCAAAATCTTTAATAATATCGGTCATGTAGCAGCCCCAATAATCAGTTCCTCGCAAAGCGTATCTGATCTTGTAGTCAGTCGCCTGAGATCTGGTATCATGGAAGTTTCCAAGCGGCCTTTGAATAGCTCGGGATATGTTCAGTCCTAGCAGAATAGCTTTTGCGTGAAGGGTGTGCAAGATAGATGGATTTAACTCTAGATCAAATACACTTAAATCACCTATGTTGTCTTTCGGTTTTACCCCTTCTTCTGCCCACACTGCCCAGCTAGCAAAATGCCCATACTGTTCACGAATGGTTAGGAATGTGTCGATGCTGATCATATGTTTTGCGCAGAGGTAATTACAATAATTCAAGCCAAGCAAACGAAACTTGTCGTATCGGACGGATGTCATCTTCAAATACTACCCAGACCATATCAAGGCTCTGGTCATCTGGGTAGCACCAAACGTCGTTACTGACACCAATCACGATAGTTCCAACACACCCAGTAAGTAGATGTCTTTCTTTATCTGTTGTCAGTGGTGCAACACCACTAGGCCCAACAAATCTAACTCGCTTGCCTTCAGTGACAATAAACCTGTCCATATGCGGAGGATGTGATCAGAGGCTTATGTAATCAAGCTCAATACTCGCTCAGCAGCAAAATCGTCGTCACGCTTCGGTCATGTTCGGTGATGATGTAGATCGAACCACCAGCCGTGGCGTAGCGACTTAGCAAGCGTGCTCCATGCGTGAGCGCATCTTCATTGGCCTGCTTGTCATCGGTGCAGAGTTCGTCTCCCCAGTCGCCGCAATGATGGCGGTGGAGGAATTTTATTAGATCCACATCCAGAGCAATCGCTCCCGGCGTGGCGTAGATCTTCCCTAGCGGGAAGCGTGGTTGCATTAGGTTTATGCCCATGGTGATCTCAGTGGTTGTTGGTGAATCAGGAATCAATCAGGTTGTCGAATAGTCCTGGAATGAAAGGGTTAAGCGCTTCTTGCTCGGCTTTGAAAAACTCAGCTTTGGTTTTGCCCATCGCGCGTCCTTGTGGCGTGTGGCAATCGTATGCGTAGTCGGGAATGGGAACGTAGTTGCTAGACGCTGCGAGTTCATCGATGAGCGTCTGCGCATCAAGTCCCGCCTGTTGGTCATAGACGAAGTTTTGCAGGTGATCGGGATCGCGGCTTTTCTTAGCAAGGCAGAGCAGGATCACCGCCTTGGAAACAAAGATGCGCCCCTTGGGAGATTTCGCAGGCGTGTTGCGGTTGATCTCGATGTAGCTGTCGTGCAGTGCTTTGACCTCCGCCGTGAGAATCCCCCAGCAGTCCTCCGCGCTCACAGTGAGCAAACGCCGCCAAACATAGGAACCAAATCCACTGGCCCAAAGTTCAAGTGCCCAATAACCGGCCAGCTTTGCGTCTCCGCGCCGGATCCCCTTCTGCATCGCGCTCGACACTCCTGGAAAGGAATATCCGCGCTTGGTGTGTAAGTGATAACTCATCGTCTGTTAGAATGTCAGTTGGGCACACGAGGTGAAAGCAGTTTTGATCACCATTTTTTAGAGCTTCACGGACTGACGACGTGGTGCATCCATTGCCACACGATCTTGGCTCTTGTAGGTTTCGAGACGGATGTGCGCCTTCCATTTGCGCTTGAGGTAACGCTTCTCGGTGGCAATTCGTTCCTCACTACGAAACAAGCTATTGCCGCCGAGGTTCTTGTCGCGTTCCTGCACAAAACAAAACCGCGCCTCGTTCCACACCAGTCGATTGTCCATGAGTTCCTGGAGCGTAGCATCGATGTCGCACTTGCATTTGAGAAGTTCGTCCCACTTGGGCACACCACCATGTTCGTCGCGCACCACGCCGACAGCACCGCCAACCCAGTGGTTCACACCAAAGGGATCATTGCGTTGCAAAAGCCGTGGATCGCTTCTTTGGTGCCAGCCAAACAATCGTGCCCCTGCCCCACGCGCGCACCACGCGGAGTTTTCCAGCATGGCGAGAGTTTCGGCAATCGAGAGTTTTCGACAACGCAAAGATACCATGCACACGCATGCGGAAATATCATCGTCGAGCATAACGATGGCGTTCTCGGTAAAATGCTTGAGCACCCAATTGCGCACGGCACTAATGCCCGCGATTTCATCGGGAATGGTTTCGATCACGAGTCCCGTATGACGGTAGTGATCAGCCTCGCTTACGGGAACGAGTAGCGTCGCCGTCGGGAAGAGCTTGTGGCTGGTGATCGAGCGGCTGCGACTCCGTGACAGGATCACTAGTCGTAGGGAGAGCGGGCGAAGTTCCGGCCATGATGGCGCGGCGGCAGAGTTCAATGAGTCGTTTTCCATGGAGTACGCGGCCTATGCCGATTTTTTTGGTTCTGCGTGTGATCGAATAGTCAACCTCATGCACTCCCATGAGTTGCAGCACTTGCATCCAGTCGCGCAGGTCGTGAAACATGAACACAAGGTAGTCATGGGTTTCAAAGGCCTGGCATTCCATGCGCGGGATGGTTTCGAGTTCTTCTTCGGGAGATCCTGCTTCGTCCATCAGTTTGCGAATTTCATCCTCCATGAAGCCGGTCAGTTCGATATCGAAATCAGGATCGGCATCAGAGATGGATTGGAGCACACGGCGCAGGTCGTCCTCGTCAAGTTCGGCGAGTTCCGAGAGGCGGTTATCTGCGAGTAAGTCGGCAAGTTCCTCGGCCTCACTCGCATAGTCCTGTTCATCAATCGGGATGAGTTCACAGCCGATGAGTAGTGCCGCTTCCAGGCGTCCATGACCGCGAACGATGAGGCCTGAGCGTTTCGACACGGTTACTGGATTGCGCCAGCCTTGCTCTTGGATGATGGAGGCAAGCAATTGAATCTGATGCGCGCTATGGCGGTTCGGATTGCTGGGATTGGGTTTGAGTGAGTTCGGATTAACGAGGTTGGTATGGGCGCAGTGCACAGGAATGCTCATGTGCGGTGCTGTGCGTCAACTTCGATAAGGGCGGTTGACGCATCCTCCCCTACAGATGGAAGCCGTATCACCAGACATCGCCAAAAAACTGCTCTCGCGTGACTTTGCCAATCTGGTCGGTCGCGTGCAGAAGGGAGGAAAGTTGACTCGTGCTGAACGCGCCATGCTTCAAACATTGGCGACGGGAAGTGGAGCCGCTCCCGCAACGGCAGCATCATACGTCGAACTAGCAGCGATCCTCGGAGTCACACGCCAGTCGATCAACAATTGGAAGAAACGCAAGGACGCACCAAAGCCCGCTGCGAATGGATTGCACGATGTGGCGGAATGGCGGGAGTTCATGCGACGGCATGATTTGAAAGGAAGTGAAACCACCGAACCGGGTGACATCGAATCATCACTCAAGGCGCGCAAACTTCTCGCGGAAGTAGAAGAACGGGAGCTACGACTCGGCATCAAACGCGGTGACTTCGTGGCGGTGGAAGAAGTGCGACAGGCATGGACTGAGCTCGTGGCGCAGGCAACGTCGATGCTCCGCAAGAAGTTTGAACAGGAACTCCCTCCGATTCTATCCGGTCTCGATGCCACAGGAATCCAAGAAGAAGCCCGCCGCGCCATCGACGAGGTGTTGACGATTCTCCATCAGGGCGAATGAACAAGATCGAACCCTCACGTAAAAGATTAGAGCGCATCTGGTGTGAAGC